ACAGGCGCGAGTAATAATGAAGCGGTGAGATTAACTATAAATTCATCTGGCACAGCAACGTTCTCAGGCGCAGTTTCAAAAGCGAGTGGATCATTTAGAATTGATCACCCATTAGAAGCTAAAAAAGATACGCATCAATTAGTACACTCATTTGTTGAAGGTCCACAAGCAGATTTAATATATAGAGGTAAAGTGGATTTAGTGGATGGTGAAGCAACAGTAAATATTGATACCGCTGCGGATATGAGTGAAGGAACATTTGTTGCTTTAAATACAGATGTGCAATGCTTTACAACTAATGAATCCAACTGGGACTTAGTAAAAGGTAGTGTATCAGGAAACATATTAACTATTGAATCAAAAAATACATCATCAACAGCAACTATTTCTTGGATGGTTATAGGTGAAAGACATGATCAACACATGAAAGATACTGATTGGACCGATTCTGATGGTAAGGTTATAGTGGAACCACTTAAAACTGACAACGATAAAGAAGAAAGCCCAGCGGCTAACATATAAAATAAATTTAAATAAACAAATTATGGCAACAACAACATATACATGGGACATTCCACAAATGAATGCCCATATAGAACAGTTCGGGGAAGATAATGTTATCTACACCGTTCATTATAGATACACAGGAACTTCCAGTGAAAAACTACCTGGAACCGAAAATCATTATACAGCTACCACAATAGGAACACAAGGATTTACCTACGTAGACGGAGATCCATTTGTGACTTATGAAAATACAGAAGCATTTGAGGATGTGGTTATAGGATGGCTCGATGACGCTTTAGACGTTGACGCAATGAAAGCTAGTTTACTGGCTCAAATTGACAAAGAAATTAACCCTGTAAATGAAGATTTATATTTTACATGGCAAAATCCACCAACTCCACCTGTAGCGTAATTATCAACTTATACGTAAAACAAGGTTAAAAGGTAAAAATATTAAAAACAAGTGACTATATAAATAGTAAATATTAATAATTTAAATATAATCAAATGAGTAAAGAAGTAACAAAAATAAAAAAAGAAGAACTTGAAAAAGTTCAAGGATTCACAAAAGTATCTAATGATATAGTTTATCAAATAGGTGTAGCAGCTGTAAGAAAAGATGGCTTAACCAAAGACCATGAAAAGGTTATGGTGCAATTAGAAGAATTCAAACAAGAGCTTAACAAAACATATGGTGATGTAAATATCGATCTCAAAGATGGTAGCATTACACCTATGGAAAAAGTTGAGGAGCCTGCAGTAGAAGTAGTGAAATAATGACATCTTCTGTTGTTAGAAAAATAAGTATAGGTTCAGACTACAAAAATGAAGCTATGCATTACTCTTTGGGTCAAACAGTATATGGTGGACATGAAATCTGCAATATAATACTTGATCAAAAAGACAGCTCTTACAACATTTATATAAAGAAAAATCAAGAGGTATTGCCTTGGAAGAAATTTAATTCTCACATGGCAATATCTGTTGAGTATGATTTAGAATATAGTGAATAGCCTATATAAGTTTATTATTAAACCATTAAATAAACGGTATAATAATGAAAAGAAAGTGGGTGATAAAACCCTTGTAATAAATACTAAGATAGAAAATCATAGGTTTGTTAGTAGGGAGGCAGTTGTGGTATCAACACCATTGGCATTTAAAAGTAAAATAAAACCTGGTGATATTGTGATTGTTCATTTTAATGTGTTTAGAAGATTTTATGATATAAGAGATCAAGAGAAAGATAGTTCATCTTACTTTAAAGATAACCTTTATTTTTGCGATCCGTATCAAATTTATCTGTATAAACGTGATGATAAATGGATGACACATCTTGACTATTGTTTTGTTAAACCCATTATTGACAATAACGTGTTAAATCAAAATAAAGAAAAACCACTTACTGGTATACTAAAATATAGTAATGATATTTTAAAAAATATGGGTGTTGAAGAAGAAGACTTAGTTGGCTTCACCCCTGTTAGTGAATTTGAATTTATCGTTGATAATGAAAGATTCTATTGTATGAAATCAAATGATATTGTAATTAAGCATGAATACGAAGGAAACGAAAAAGAATATAATCCAAGCTGGGCACAAGGCGGTTGAGGAGTTGATTAAAGTTGCTAAAGAAGAAATTGTAGATTCAGATGAAGATATTTCAGCTGATAGACTAAAAAACGCTGCGGCAACAAAAAAATTAGCTATCTTCGATGCTTTTGAAATTCTAGCTAGAATTGAAGAAGAAGAGAACATACTTAATGATAAACCAAATGAGTCCAAAAAACAAACAAGCTTTAGAGGATTTGCTGAAGGAAGATCTAAATAATGTATAAACAAACCTTATATAGAATAATAAAAAACCATATTAATCCTAAAGTTTTCAAAAAAAACAATAGGTATAGAAAATGGAAATATGGATACGACCACGAGAATGATGTAGTTATTATAAGTAAAACTGGTAAGATAGGTGAGGTATATGACATACAGGGTTTAAAGATAGCATTACCAAAAGAAGAGAATGTTATTGAATTTAAATCTAAAACGTGGGAGGTAACCCCGTATTCTAAAGATTTAAAAAGAATTAAAACCATATTTGATTGGAAGGAATACCCTGAACAATTTAAAGAAAAATGGTTTGACTATATAGATGATGAGTTTAAAAAACGTGATGAAGGCTTTTGGTTTAAAAATAAAGGCAAATCAACATACATAACAGGTACACATTATATGTACCTACAGTGGAGTAAAATAGATGTTGGTCAACCAGACTTTAGAGAAGCAAATAGATTATTCTATATATTTTGGGAAGCTTGTAAGGCAGATACAAGATGTTACGGAATGTGTTACTTAAAAAATAGACGTTCTGGTTTTTCATTTATGGCATCTGGTGAATGTGTCAATATGGCAACCATATCAACGGATTCAAGATTTGGTATCCTATCAAAAACTGGTCCTGATGCAAAGAAGATGTTCACTGACAAAGTAGTACCTATTTCAGTTAACTATCCTTTTTTCTTTAAACCTATTCAAGATGGTATGGATAGACCTAAAACAGAACTTGCATATAGAGTTCCTGCATCTAAGTTTACAAGAAGAAAACTTGATACCAATGAACAAATAAAAGAAATTACAGGTCTAGATACCACAATAGATTGGAAAAATACTGGTGATAATAGTTATGATGGTGAAAAGTTACAATTACTAGTACACGATGAGAGTGGTAAATGGGAGAGACCAAATAACATATTAAATAACTGGAGAGTAACCAAAACAACATTAAGACTAGGTAGTAGAATTATTGGTAAATGTATGATGGGGAGTACTTCAAACGCTTTGGATAAAGGTGGTGATAACTTTAAAAAATTATATGATAATTCTAATGTTGATAAACGTAATGCTAACGGCCAGACACGATCTGGTTTATATAGTTTGTTCATCCCGATGGAGTGGAATTATGAAGGGTATATGGACATCTATGGTTACCCTGTATTTGAAACGCCGAAAGCTCCGGTCGAAGCGCCGCACGATGAAACGATATGGACAGGTGTTGTTGATTATTGGCAAAATGAAGTTGATGGGTTAAAAGATGATCACGATTCTTTAAATGAGTTCTACAGACAATTTCCACGTACTGAGCAACATGCATTTAGAGACGAAGCAAAGCAATCACTATTTAATTTAACAAAGATATACCAACAAATAGATTATAATGATGATCTAGCTAACTCTAGTGTAGTTACGCAAGGAAACTTCCAATGGGAGGATGGTATTAAAGATACAAGGGTTATATTTAGACCTAATAATAAAGGAAGATTTTATATTACATGGGTACCACAGGTTGCATTACAAAATAAGATTTTTACAAAGAATGGTAGAAAGTATCCCGGCAATGAGCACATGGGGGCTTTCGGTTGTGATAGTTACGATATATCAGGGACAGTAGATAACAGAGGTTCTAATGGATCTCTTCATGGATTAACTAAATTTTCTATGGAAGATTGTCCACCTAATGTATTTTTCTTAGAATATATATCAAGACCACCAACCGCAGAAATATTTTTTGAAGATGTATTAATGGCGTGTATATTTTATGGTATGCCGATACTAGCTGAAAATAATAAACCTAGACTACTATATCATTTCAGACGTAGGGGATATAGAGCGTATTCAATTAATAGACCAGATAAAGTCTGGAACAAGTTATCAGTAACTGAAAAAGAAATTGGGGGAATACCCAATTCAAGTGAAGACATTAGACAAGCCCACGCTGCCGCAATAGAATCTTATATAGAGGATTTTGTAGGTTATCAAGATGGTGGAACATACGGAGATATGTATTTTCAACGCACATTAGAAGATTGGGCAAAATTTAACATAAATAATAGAACAAAACACGATGCTTCTATAAGTTCGGGGCTAGCAATAATGGCCTGTAACAAACATCGTTACGTTCCGCAGGCAGAAAAAATTAACGTACCCGTTAATCTTGATTTTGCTAAATACGACAATAAAGGAAACATATCACAAATAATAAAATAGATGATTTATACTAATACAAATAGTTCTTTTCCAAGCCAAGTGGTTACCAATGAAGAAAAAGCTTCTTGGGAATATGGTTTAAGAGTTGCTCGCGCTATTGAGGGTGAGTGGTTTGGATCAGGATCTGGTACCGCTGGTGGATATAGATTTAACGCCAATTACAATAATTATCACAACCTACGTTTATACGCCAGAGGAGAACAATCAGTTCAAAAATATAAAGATGAGTTGTCTATTAATGGGGATTTGTCTTATCTTAATTTAGATTGGAAGCCGGTTGCTATATTACCTAAATTTATAGATATCGTTGTAAATGGTATGTCTGAAAAAGCTTATGAAATAAAAGCATATGCTCAAGACCCTGAGTCTATGAAGAAAAGAACACACTATGCTAATATGATTCATTCTGATATGCAAGCTCAAGATTTTCTTAACAATATGGAACAAACTCTAGGCGTTGATCTATGGAACGTTCAAGATAAAGAAAATTTACCAGCAAATAGAGAAGATTTACAATTACATATGCAACTTGATTATAAACAATCTGTTGAAGTCGCACAAGAAGAAGTTATAAACAATACACTAGCACGAAATAAATTTGATTTAGTTAAAAGAAGATTTAATTATGATTTAGTTGTTTTGGGCATAGGGGCGGTTAAAACTAGTTGGAATAAATCAGCCGGTGTAACAGCGGAGTATGTGGACCCTGCTAACTTAGTTTATTCATATACTGAGGACCCTAATTTTGAAGATATATATTATGTGGGTGAAGTTAAAAATGTTAGTTTACCAGAAATTAAAAAAGAATTCCCTAACCTTACTGCTGAAGAATTAGAAAGAATACAAAAATATCCAGGTAATACAGATTACACAAGAAATTGGAATGGTAGAAATGATGGTAATAATGTTCAGGTATTATACTTTGAGTACAAAAGTTATGTAGATCAAGTATTTAAAATAAAAAGAACCGCTAATGGATTAGAAAAAGCATTACAAAAAACAGACACATTTGATCCACCAGTTAGTGATACATTTAATAGAGCATCACGAAGTATAGAAACATTGTGGTCAGGCGCTAAAATACTAGGGCATAATCAAATGCTTAGATGGGGATTAAGTGAATCAATGACACGACCTAAATCTAATTTAAGTAAAGTATACATGAATTATTCTATATGTGCACCAAGAATGTACAAAGGTAGAATACAATCTTTAGTTAATAGAATAACGGGTTACGCTGATATGATTCAAATAACACACCTTA